ATATTCGTGAGGTAGCTCCACAAACGATATTGATACCTTGGCGACAGATGGTGTTATATATTTCCATTCTATCTCATCCTGATTAAAACGACCAGCATATAAAAAACTGATAAACTTGACCCGTGATCTTGAAATGTCTTTTCCAAGAACTGCATCGATATATATTGAATCTGTATCATACCCCGTTACTCGTCTTGTATACCATTCTGACTCACTCACAAATATAAATATATTTCTTCCAGTTCTATCTGAAGTTGGATAATATGTACTAAAATCCTCCGTTGTTTTGACATCAAGTATAGTACTACTTCCAGATATATCACCAGTTAAAGAGAAATCCTCAATCCAAGATGGGAACCAAATATTTCCCCACCTGCCCAAATTAGTATCAAATAAATCATTTAGATCATCAATATCCTCCAAAGACTTCAGTATGTAATCAAAATCAGACCTCTCCCTTGATTGATCAAAATTTGTGCTGGAAAACGTATAACCAAAATCTCTTGCAATAGCCTCTGTGTCAATCTGCAAACCAACATTAGGCATGTTGCTAAACTGAGGCATTAAATGGAATACTGTCTTTCCCCTATATGTGGAAAAGTTTATCAATACGAGTCCCCTCGATATTCCTCAATAAATTCCACTCTCATTGATAAAATCTTTGGAACTTTCGCTTTAATCTCAGCAGCATTTCCTATAGAACACCTCATACTTGGGTATACTTTGGATCCTTTAGGCCAAGCATTACTCAAACCAGATGTAAGAGTTATTGAATCACCCCCATAAGTTGAAAGAGTACCAACCTCATATGTATTATAATTAGTCATTATAATGATCTCTGGAGAAACACCTTCATCCAGTTTTCTATTTGCTGTTGTCTCCACATTCAGAACAGAACCTGTTACATAATTAGATGAAAGAACCATCTCATATGGTCGAATGGGAACTCCCCATATTTTATGCAAGAAACGAAATAGGATCTTCTTTAAATGGTATGTTTCCTCTTGGGTTCTGGTTACTACTTCCCACTCTATCGCTCGGCGTATGTAATAATTCAAAGAAGACCGTTGCTCAGTATTTATAATGGATTTCATTATCGTAGTTTTCCACCTACGTCTATATGACAAACCTGATGACCATTGTACATCATGTAAAAAATATATAGAGGGTGCTTCCAAATTCATCGCATTATCCTCTTAATTGTACCTTTACTTCTACCAATAACATTTAGAACAGCATTCTTTCCTTTTGCAGAAGCCATGTAACTATCAAGCATAGAAGGATCCATGATATTAACTATAGAAATATCATTACTTCCCATAGCTGCCATTTGTTCTTCTGTAAAAACACCTTCACCTTTCTTCAATATAGTTGGAACTTCATTAGAAGCTAAACCCCCACTATGTAATTTAGGAGCATTCAAGAAAGCATTAGGATTAGTAATTCTTACTGGTGCTGGGGACAATCCAACAATACCACCTGAATGTTGGAGAGGAATAGTTGTCGTCATTGGTGTTGCCCCACCTCCTCCTCCGCCTCCTCCTCCCCCAGTACCTGCAACTGATGACATAAACCCTAAAGCCTTCAATATAGCCCATTTAATAATAATTTCACTTATCCATTTAAGAATGGATCTGGCATAATCCTGAAAAGCCTCTTCTGCTGATTTGGTTCCATCTACCACATTAAATAATTCATCGGTGATCCCAGAAGCTATCTGCTCATTAACATCAGTTCCTATATCCTGCCATAATTGTCCCCAACTTTTAATATCCTCATTGGACCTTTCTATACCGTGTTTAAAATTCTCTAACCAATTTCCTGTAGCCGCTGTCATTTTATCCAGATATTCATCATAAGAAATAACATTGGCTTCATAGGATTTTTCTAATATATATACCCATTCCTTACTTTTCTGATCTGTGTCCCTTAACTTCCTTCTCCAGTATATTTGGTCTGATTTAATTGTTTCTTTCTTGTGTTTTTCAGTAGATTTAGTTACCTTCTCCTCAGAACCGGCAATTAAATTAGCTCTTGCCAACTCTGCTACCTGTAGAATTTCATGACCCTCTGTATAAATTAATTTTAAACCAGCAATATATGTATCAGAAAGGGCTAATAACCCTTCATATAATTCTTTATCATTTTGTAATCGATTAGCTGTAATATCCGTTAAGAGTTTGGAATCTTCTCCAGCTTCTCTCGACTTTACTGCCATTTTTGCTCTTTCTTGAGCATGAAGCAATTTAAGGATAAGCTCATCCTTCTTCATTTGTATTTTAAGTAAAACAGCTTGATGGTGTTCTTCTTCCTCTTCTTCTAAAGAAATTCTAAGTGCTTTGGCTTCAGCTAACAATCCCTCATTTTCTTTAACCTCTTTAATAATTTTATCATAGAAAGACTTAATATCCAAAACTCTCTTTTCATGAGCGGCTTCTTCTTTAAGTACAGCATCCTCTCTATAGCTAGCAATCATGCTCCAATACTTTCGTTCTGCGGCACTCCACGCCTCAGAGGAAACTTGGCTTCTTATCTTATTTACAGTCTCCTCATCTTTTCTGATTTTCTTTAAAAGTTTGTCAAGTCTTTCTTGGGCGATACCACTAGCCCGTAAAAAACCAAATATAGTATCTAATCTTAACCTGGCAGAGTGTTCTGTTTCTTTGCCAAGATTTATCATTTCCGCCATTTCTTTTACTAATATATCCATAAACCTATTAATATGGACAACCGCTTCCTGTGTATCCTTTGGTAACCGTTTAAAAAAGGAAGTATCGTCAAGAGCTTTCTGAAAACCTTCCCATACATTATAACCTTGTTGATTTACTGCCTCTAAGTTTTTAGCAAATTCATTTATATCCCTTGTTATATCAGCCCATCTTGCTCTAGCTTGTATAACTTGTAATTCCTTTACAACTTCAATTGTATCCTCATAAGACTCTTTCACATCATTTATGGTACGTTCCAACTCAGGATGATCAAGAATAAGCCTTTCTAAAATAGCTTGGTATTCTCTACTTTCAGTAATCACCCCTTTAGTTGTATCCTTCAAGTCAATAAGTCGTTGATGTACTCCTCCTAATTTATTAAACAACTCAGAGTGGGACCGAGCTTGTTTCCGCAACTCAGCTTCATTTTCTTTAGTAGCAGTTGTATATCTAGTCCATGCATAATAAAGGCCACCTACAACCAAAGCTATTGCAGTCAATACACCTGTAAATGTACTGAAAAAAGCCAAGGTAGTAAGTAAAGCAGCCTTTACCGCAAGTAAAGCCCTACCAAGTAAAGTAGCTTGTAAAGTCAAAGCGGCAAAACCCGTTGTCATGCCCCTACTTACTAATATAAGAGCAAGCATTGATCCTTGTAAACTACCTATAATCTTTATAGTTCCGAAAACAATAACTGAGAATTTTATCATGTTCGCGGTTAATTTACCCCATGTTCTAATAAAATTCTCAACACCTGAAGCAAGGGCCCTTAATGCATCAATAACCGTCCTAAGAATTTCTGTAATTCCAGCATCCCCTAAAGCAAGTGCAATATTTCCTAATCTATCAAGTAGATTCTTAAATTTAACGGCAAGCCCTTCTTGCTGTATTGCTGCCATTCTATAAGCAGCACCTACATCATAAACCTTATCAATCATGTCTTCCCATTCACCTGATTTGATAGCTTTGATAATGACAGCGGCAGCTTGGGCACCTCTAAGACCAAATAACTCATAGGCCTTAGTCATGTTTACAACCTTCTTTTGGTTATCCCAAATTAAAGGTGCAAGATTTTTCAATGAAGTTTCATATCCAACAAGTCTTGGATTTACTTTTTCTAAAGCAATCCCATGTCTTTCAAAGGCTTCCCGTAATTTAGCACTCGGGGCAAGTAATCGGGCTAAGACTTGACGCATTCCAGTACCAATGGTAGAAGCTCTAAGTCCATTATTTGCCAGAACCATCATAGTTGCAGCCGTCTGTTCTAATGAAAGACCTGTTTGAGCGGCGGCTGCACCAACATAGTTAAATGCTGTCCTAAGTTTTTCTACGGTGAGTTTTGATCTGTTGATAGCTGATGCCATTACATCAACTACCCTACCTGATTCAGAAGCATCAATTACAAATGCTCGAAGTGTTGTGGTGAGAAGGTCAGTTGTCATACTCATAGCAGACAACGTACCAGTTGCAAGAGTTGTTGCCGCTTTAATTGAACTCATTACCTCAGCAGCACTAAAACCAGCTTGACCTAAGAGAACCATGCCTTCCCCAACTTCACGGGCGGAGAATTTAGTTTCTCTCGCCAACTCCCGCATGACATCTCCCATATTCAGTATTTCTGCATCTGTGGCTATAGTAATGGCTTGAAGGTTCTTTAATGCCTGATCATAATCCATTATCTCCTTAACACCTTCTCTCAAAGCAGCCGTAACGGCATAAATAGCAGAGGCAGCAAGACCATAAGAAACTGTAACTTTCATGGCGGATTTGACACGGTTCCAAGCTCCTGATACTCTACCAAGTTGCTTGGTTAAATCGTTTTGTGTCTTGGATAATTTCTTTGTAGCAGAGTTTACTTTATTCATACCCGCCGCAAAACGATTTAAAGAGGTCTGGGCTTTATTTAAAGCTTTACCAATCTTCTTGTCCATAGTTTTAAGGGCCTGACTCATATCCCCTGTAAACCAGATTCCTAATGTTAGATTTTTATCTGCTTTACCTATTGCCATTTTATATCATCCCTGTTTTTTGTCCAGCCCATGATTTATGATTACCTAACATCTTATTTGTGTAATCTTTCTTTTCCTCTTTAGACAAGCTTTTATAATCTTTTGGATCCCCGAATTTGAAAGAACTTACCTTACCGTCTTTTTTCTTCAATTTATACCCATGTATTACTGCTTCAAACTCCGTTCTAACTGCTTCCCGTTTCTGAGTGAGTTGAAGAAGAGCATTTACTTGGGTTCGGGTGACACCTCCTTCTCTGAATCGTTTTTGGTAGAAGTGTTCAAGTCGATATCCTGAATATCGTTCACAGACAATGGAGACTGCCTCTCCGGTTGAAATAAAAGCATCATCTTTTCGGAGAGGCTTCTTGCGTTTTTTGATAGGTTTCCAAAATTAACATCGAAGATCAATTCAGCAAGTATTATTGCTTGTTCATTAGTCACTTCTTCCAGTTTTACATCATCTGTTACAAATTCAATAAGGAGTGGAATATTCTTTTCAATGATGTCAGCAATAAGAGGAAAGGCGATAAGTTTATTATCTACCTCACCACTAACTTTAGACCACTTCTGAAGGGATTCCCCTACAATATTCAAAAACTTTAACTCATCCCCAAGGGACAGTGGATATATATCCACTTCCCTCAAACTACGAACACCAAATTGCATCTTCGTAATCTGAGGGTTGATGTTTTTATCAATATCTTCCGGCATTGTCTTTTCTCCATTTATTATGAAGTTGTAGTTGTTGTAGTCGAAGTAGTGGTTAAGGTACCATCATCCCAGACAATACGTCCAAGAGGATAAGTGTCCCAAATCCCAGCACCAGTAACTGTTTGTCCTGATGCATTTACCCAAGACGACAGGGAATCTGCTCTCTTTGCCTCAAATACAATTGCTACACCTGCTGCCTCTTCTTGGGCAAATGGAATCTCATAAGAAGCAACCACTTGGGCTCTTGGAAATACAATAGTCATTGTGTTCGTTCCATCCGGGTAAGTATAAACAGCTTCTACTCTCACGGAAAGAGGAGCATTAAGACCACCAAGACCAATAGAACCAAGATGGGCGGATGCATAACCACCATCTGTTGGATCAAGCCCTCTTGCAAGCGCAAAGTTGTAGGGAGTGATTTCCTTGAATGCACATTCGATGCCTGCACTTTCCCTCAGTGGGAAGACGGCGTCTTCGAGCATAGGATAACCAGACTCCAGTTTAAAGAAATCTGCACCACCATTGAACTTTGTATCTGACAAAGCTCCAATGGAAAGTGAAGAGGAAAGGATTGGAGCAATCTGCCCGATATAGGTTTCACAACTACCTACTCGAATCTGAGCCAATCCTAACGCAACGGTTGTTGAATCTTTTGTCAATGGACCTGTTCTTGCCATACTTTCACCTCCTTGAATTATTGTTAAAGTTGCCGGGTGTCTCCGCCTTTTCTACAGACGGAAAGAAATTAAAGACATTCCAATATCCACAGTCTTTTCTAAAACAACGTATCTTTACTGAACCAAACACATACATCAGAACTGGATTCCACTTCTGTGATTCCCCATTATCTGATTTGAATATTTTCTTCTTTCCAAACTTAAATCTCCAAATACCATTTGGTAGTCTTTCAATAAGAGGACGTTTGCATTGTTCACATTTATATAAAACACCTTTTGTATCAGTCATATTTTACTCGCAAACCTCAAAACAACTGAGATTATTTTATACTTAGTTCCATCCTCTGCTAACATTTGAGGAGATTCATATATACCTTGAACTACAATTCCACCTATTACAGTCCAATCTTGATCAGAATAACTCCGATAAAAAGTGATTCGTTTAGTACTATCACCACCTGTTGATACAGTTAAATACCCCATTACAGTATCAGACAATTGAGCAAGACGAAATCCTTCATTATCTTTTCTGGTACAGCAAACTATATCAATAGTACCAGTTGATAGATCATCCCTATGTAAATCACCAAAATTAACTATCACCCATCTATCAATAGTTTTATTACTGAGATAAGGTGTTGCTAAAGAAGTATCAAAAGAAAGGTTCAATCCTTCAACAGTAACAAGACTGTCCACAAAATGCTTCTTTATACTATCTCTGAAATTAGATTCTCTGGCCGTCGGGTCCAGTGCCATTTTCTATATCCTCAGTAATTTGGTCTAATTGACGGAAGAATTTATTTTCCACATACTCTTTCGCTTGTACCATTTCGGGTTCTTTTACTGAATCAAACTCCATTGTGCAATGATTTAGATACTCCAAGATCCTCGTTATATCTTTAACAGAAAACCCAAGTCTAATATATATGTCTCTGGCTTCAATGCTGATTACATCCATTATGCCCACTTCCTGGCTATCTTTTTAAGGCTGACTACACCTTGTTTCTGTAACGGTCCTTTTTCATATTGTTTCTTAGTTGGTCGAAATACAGGTCTTGCAGGATGATTCCCTGCTTTCCCATACCTTCCACCATATTCTAAAACATTTGCATACAAGCTAATTCGGACTCGTCTACCATCTCCGTAATATGACTTACCACCTGAATCATATGCATTACTTCCAATACCTGCCATGAATACATTAGGTTGCATTCTATGTGAACGGATAGCTTGAATAAGCTCACCCGATAATTTCCAGAATATTAATGGGTATCCTTGCTCTATTTTCCACTTCCGATACCTCTTACTATAAGAGGCATAGGGCAAGAATGCTTGCTTATTTATGTTCCCACGTAACAACTGTACTGCTTCATACGAACATCTGCGTGGGCAGCTACGAGTCTCAAATAAAGCTTGCTGAACCACACGTTTCAGAGCGTACAGTATCTTACTTTTATCTCTCGGATTAAACATTATCTTTATCATGTCGTTTCTTCCGCTAAGATATTCGATTTAACCATACACTTGACACAGATAAACATCTTATCTGATAAACCAGATTCAGAACTCCTGCGTAAAACTTTAAAAGATGTTTTACCAGGTTTTATCTCTTTGTGGCACTTTTCACAAATAAGTTTCATTTTATGTCGTTGTTGTTGTGGTCGATGAGGTAGTGGTTGTAGTTGTTACAGGATAACGAGTATCCTCAGACAACTCTACAACATCTATTCCATCGTAACGGCGGGGTTTTATACTGTCTACTTTATAAAACTCTTGGTGGGATACTCTTACTTGATCTTGAACTCGAATTCCAACAGAAGTGGGAATGTACATTTCATGGACTTCAAGAGACATCTGACCTATTGGTTCATCAATATCTAGCTCATGACCATACAGTGGTGTAGTGATGAGAATATTAACTTGGCGTTTAACATACTCCCAAACTGTAGCACTATGATATGTTTGAACTGGTCGAGTCGAACTTGTAGGTCGAAGAATATCTGCTACTATATTGGTTTTGTAGAAAACTGAGTCATACTTATAAGTCTCATTTTCTAATATAGCTGGTGATTTGTTTATCAAAAGAAACTTATCACCAGAAGTATTAAACTCAATTACATCACCAATGACTGCCGCGGTGTCGTAAGATAATACACCTTCTAAAAAGAATTCCCTGATAAAAGGTTTCGTCACCTGGGCATTTGACGCATACATAGTGTATTCGCCAGTTATATTCCCACCATCTCGTATGATGGTGATAGCACTTCCGACCTCTGCAAGAACTTCTTTAATATCAGGTCCAATGCTCATTTAATCATTCTCTGTCGGAGTAAAAACTACCTCATTCTCGTTAATGTAAGTAGTATCTCTACCTAACCCGTCATTACTAAAACCCGCATCGATTTTAGTTCCGAACATCTTAAAAGCATCAACCCCAGAAAATATATCTGGGCGATCTTCTTGTATAGCTATAAATTCCTTATCCATTGTTGCGACAAGAATTTTGAAGTGTTCAAATTTATGTTGAAGGTTTATATTATCGACTTTGAACTTGGCAGCGGATTCAGACAGAAGATAAAAGAAAATATGCCTTTTAGCTCGCTCTTTCATCCAGTGATCTTTAAAAGTAGTATCAGTAGGAAAGCTCCAACCTGTCTCAGAACTTGCTTGGTTACAGGCATTTAAATAATCCTGTTCAACCAATTTAGTAGACAGACCTTTAACTTCTTGCGCCAACTTTACTTTTAATTCCGTTAAAGTCACTCTGTAACCTCATATCAAAATCGAATGCGTTTATTACCTATTGGTTCTTTTTTAACCAATGGTTTGGTCTTCGTAAAAGAAGCATTAGAGGACATACTATTTGAGATAGAAGTGGACTCAACTCCACTTGCAACTCTAATGATGGTTGGTTTTGGTTTCTCCTCTTTAAGAACCACTACCCATCCTCTTTGAATTTCACTAAGAAGATCACCTGGCACGGGGGGACCAACTATTTCCCCATCGTGCCAGATGTTATCTCCAGCTTTCAATGTACGAAGAACTTTGACCTGTGAAATCATCGTTCCCCTCCACATTAACTTGTGGTTGTTGTTGAACTACTTGAAGTAGTCGTGGTCGAAGTTACTGCATCAGCAGTTACCGACTGAACATCAATCGTGTAAATTGCATCCCGATGATACAGAACCGGCAGACCCTTATCCTGCACTCTGATAAACACCCCATCAGGATCCCACTTCTCGTTGCGATCCGTAAAGGTACCATAATTACGACCAAGGCCGAAAGGAGCCGCTTTATACTCAGCGATAGGCTCTCCATCTACTCTGGTTGACATCATAGCAAATTTGTCATCAGGTACATAGTACTTTTTCATGGTTACTTTATCTTCCACAGCTTTGTAAGAAGATGTAGCACCATGGGCCAACTGAATCTTGCCATTGTAAATATCGACAGAGTTAATACGAATGTCCTCAAAGGACCCAGTACTAACATCATGCAGACGGGCTTTTTCACCGGCAACGAAGTCAGAAACATCGTCCAGTTCGATCCAGGTTGTCTGCCCAGCAGTAATGGCTGTCAGCAATGTAGCTTCAATCTCGAACATCTCATCGTAAACGACAAAATTCTTGATGTCCAGGAGAGAACCAATCACGGACGGATTGACACCAATGATGTCATGAAGATTACCACCGTAGAGGCTACCATCTCCAAAAGCATTCTTCTGGAGAATCCCACGAATAGCGGTGTCATTGGCAAGATACTTCAGGACGTTGCTGTTACAAATAGCCAAGTCCACTTTCCCGCCACATTCTTCTTTGATCTTACGTTTGCCATCCTGGATGTCTTTCAGGATGTTCTTCGTGCTACCCGCATCCCACATATAGTTTGTGGTAAGGGTAACCTGGTTGTCAGATGGAATATCGTAATCAACAGAAATGTTTATTCCACCCTTTGCTTTGTAAGTAAAGGTACCATCGAACAGCATCTTCGTGAACATCCACTCTTTCCTACGGTTAGAGCGATTGATGATCTGAAACAGTTCTTTGGTCATCCTTGTTTTTGCATCCATGTAACCTTCTCTGGTTCCTTCTTGACGAATGTTATTCAAGAATTCCTCATCGAAGTACATTTTCTCCTTCCAATAGGCGGCTTTAGCCTGGTGCTCGGCGAGCCCATGCGGTGCCGTCCTTGGGGCAGGAGAGCCGGGTGCCACAAACGGGGTCATACCACGACCTCCGCGCATCGACTCCCACTCTATCTTATCGGATGCAGCATTTGACGATCCAAACAAGTTGACGAACATCAAGTCCGGTGCTTGCATGAATGTGGTTATCAGTTTTTCCAACACAGATAACCTTAATTCCGGAATATCAGCTATACCTCTTGGCATACTCTCTCACCTCCCCTCTATCGGATATAAGTAAACCGACCAAACGAACCAGCCGAAACATCTGTAATCGCTGCGGCATCAAAATTGGTCAGGGCCCCTGTGTAAAGAACACAGTTACCTAGTATAAGTTCCGCATCTGCACCCTGAGCATGTTCACCGATACCGGTGTCAATGGATTTCATCAGGATACCTACACAGTCGGAAAAATTGTTAGAATTAGCGGCAGCCCCCTGGACAATAAGATACGCATCTCTGGCAGGTGTGTATGCTGTTCCACCAATAGCCGCAGTAAAGGTAATCTTTGCACGATGGCGCTCGGAAGCCCTATCAATTGCTGTGATTACACCTTTATCTTCTACCGCTGTAGTGTTGTCGTTAAGACAAACATCATCACCAACCTGAAATTTGTAACTGTCGTCCATGGTAACATAAACATATTTGTCAGTGGTACCACTACTGGCAACCAAATATGCTCTGGCCGGATCAACCTCCGCCCCCGTAAAAGTCGTTGGGGCATATGGAAGCATAAGATCCTTGCCACCTGTAGTCAGATTCGACTTATTCAAGGCAACAGCCGTTCCCATTTTCAAAATACCATACCCTGCTTGGAAAGAAACAGGAACGGTCAGAGCAGCTTCTTCATTTGAATAAAAAAGCGCCTTGAAGTTATCCTGCTGTCCGTACAGTATATGGGGAGTATCTCCATAATTAGGCATAAAATTTCACCTCCCTTCAAAGTATTTAAGTAGTTTTAACACCAACTAAACTCGCCATGTCCTCTGCAAGTTTTGTGTCTTCCTCATCAGACGGACCAGACTCATTGGTGGTTTCGGTTTTTGACGTTTTGCCAAATCCGAGGACTGATGGAGCGGGCATTTTACTTTCCCAATCCTTAATTTCAGTATCGATAGCCTCAGAAAAAGCAGTGATATCCAAAACATCATCCTTCACAAACTTGGAGTGTTTGACCATGTTACGACACTTTTCGAACATGCTTTCCGGAACAGCACTTTCGGAAAGTTTATTCGTCCAGAGACTGTCTGCCTTATTGATCAATTCATTCTCTGTACGAATGGTGTCTTTTTTCTCCAAACCGGCCAGACGAGACTCTTGAGCCTCGATGGTGGAATCCTTGGCGGTCAACTTAGCCTCAAGATCAGTTTTCTCGGCATCAAATTTGACAGTCAAAGTATCCGTAACAGAAGTGGTAACCTCTTCTGTAAGGGCCGTTACCAGGTCAGGATGTTTTTCATGCAGTTCTGCTAAGTCCATTAATTTCACCTCCTCCTCATTGATTATTTTTAACACGGTTTGTTTACCTTCTTCTGTTGCAAGTCCCTCCTCCCCGATGATGGTTTCGATGACATCGACTTGTTCCATTACGGTTCTGGAGAAAGCGGACGCTTGTGTTCTCGAATCCCAGCCAAACACACATACACTGGCCTCTCGAAACTCACATTTCCTCCAAATTGACGCCGGTCCTTTGACCGACATGCCATTAACTTCTGCACTTTCCCCCTTCATCACACGTTCAACGGAAGAAGGTTTAGCATATATGCTCGCCTGATACGGAAACCCCTTCTGGGAATTCGTCTGAAATTCCTGGCTCGCTTCCGAATCCAAGAACTGTGTTGTATCAGGGTTGATAGACAAAGAGTTGTCAGCAATAACTGGTTTGCCCGTGAAAGCTACCTTTCTACTTGTATCATGATCCTCTAAGATGGGGAACTTTGAAGCAGGGAAAGACATTCCTTTTAGATCAATGGCTAAATCATCCCAATACCAATGATCTTTAATGATACCACCTGAATATGCTACCATCTTCATCTTAGGTGGTTTATCCCCATCAGTAACAGCAAGAGCAAAACATCCTTCTCCATTCTCTACAAGTCTCATTGCTCCTTTCGGTAACTCTTTCATCTCCTCATCCTCTCGTTAAAGGTTAATTTTTAGGTTCATGCATGTAATAATCTAATATAATGGACAGAGCATTGTCATCTGCTCTGGAAGTTACTCTTATTAAATAAGTCATATTTCGAGACAATATAAATTCTCCCCTGCTACCTCCGGATCCCCCAACATCTGCTTTTCCACTAACAGAAGCTGAACCTATATATCGGGTAATGGCAGGATTTCCTGCTTGGGATCCTCCTGGAGTATGACAAATAGTCAACCCACTTGTGTTTACTGAATCATGATCCCTGTTCATAGGATTAATAATATTATTGGCAACATGAGTCATGGTGGTATTCTTCCATAACGCAACAGTGGCAGCTATAGCCGAATCTATGATGATAGTCATATGGGCTCGTTCTGCAACATCTGGCGTCTGTATTCTAACTTCAGCATCATCCGTATTACCAGCTAACTCACTATGAACAACATAATAAGCATTTTCGTCATGAGCTTCATGATGTTCATTAGAAACAGATATAATGGCACCAGTATTCCGATCTATATAAATAGCTCGGAGTTCGTCATCACCCACTCTTCCTTTTATTACAACGGGTTGATCCATTATTTACTACCTTGTTTCGGTTTCGGCGTTGGTTTCTCTTTCTTAGCTGGTACTTTAGTAGGTTCACCCTCTACTTTCTCTTGAAAACCCTCAGCATCAACACCTGTTTCATAAGCAAGTTCTGGGTACTTCTCGTCCTCAGTTGCTTTATCAAGTCTCATACGACCATAACCAGAAGTGCCCATTTTATTCGCTACTTCTGAATTAGACATACCTAACTGCTCTGCAACAGGTCCATGTTTGACACCGAGTAAAGCCCTTGCCCTTGCTTCAAAATCAATTGTCTCAGATACTGGATAAGATATATCGATAAGTTCCTCAGGTCGATATTTGACCTTCTTCATTACAGGGTCTTTCTTATCGTCAAAATCAACGGCTTCATTTATACTGAAATGAGACTTAAATTTACCAATTGCAGATTTAAGAAAGAACACAGAAGCCCAGAAGTCATATTTCAACCATTTATCAAAAGCTGAAACTTCATCTGATATTCTGTCGGACATTGGGCCTCTTGTTGCTTTAACAGATGAGAAGTTACCTCTGGAAGACGAACCAGTCATAACATCTTCTGCTTCATTCAGCCCAGCTCCTACCATCTCTCGTATATCTATATCTTCCCCTGTGATAGTTGGAAGCTTAGGATTTACACAGTCTATAGTCATACCTGGGGGAAGTACAAGAGTTGAACCTGGGGTCTTTTTAGCCATGATACCTGTTTTCTTGCGATCTTCATCACTCAAACCAAGCCATAGCTTAAAGTCACGGGGATTGTCAATTGTCATTATCCAGAGATACGATCCGGATGATTTCTTGTGGTCAATTTCGTATTTCTTGAGATTTTCGTAGTGGTTGATCCATTCAATGACTGTTCTGATGTAAGATACCGATCTGCGAGTAACCAAACCCCGATTCCAGTTAACCATAAAACGGGTGTAACCACCTATATTTTTGTAGATTTTACGCCTGGATCGTACATTTTGTTGGTATTTTCGCTTATAATCTTTATGTTTCTTGGCCACATTGATCAAATCAGGGTATTTTGCAACATAAATTGATGGAATCTGGTCTGTAATCTCATCGGAACCACCACTTTTTGAAAATACATCACCTGAAATGTTATAGAACAAAGGAAACTCTGCTTTATTCGGGTGAAATATGATTCCAGTGTCATCATCTCCACCTTTATGAATCAGACCAGGATCCATAAAATCAACTTCGATGAATCCGTCTTCGTGAACAGATAGAACCAGAAAAAGCTCACCTTCTAAGTAAGCTCTTGTGGTATATTTTGGCCAGTAGTGGTATAACCTATTGCGCCAATCTTTCTCCATCTGTTGTATTTCACGATGTATCTCCTGGATGCCAGATGAAACACCAAAACCAAAACCAGTCAGTCTACCCACTGTGCCACGGACCGATGTATTAACATGTGGGTTACGATGAAACTTGTCCCAGCATATTCCCTGTAATATTTCCCGTGTATGACCACTGTCCTCTTTTGACATTGCACCATACGGTTTTTCAGGGAAGCCATCAACGTCTTTACCAACATAACCATCTTCAGACGTATCAAATTGCCAAGGTGCGGCAAATTGGATATGGCTCATTACTTCATCGGGCATATCAAGTAGGTATTGTTCTATCTCTGAGTCTTTCACATTTTCAGCTCCCGTAAATAAAACAAATTCAAAGGGAAGGATATTTATTCCATACTATATTGGAAACCCTTTGTCAAGTGTTTTCTCATTATTTAATTAGATTAATAGGCTCCTAGTAAATCCTCTGTATTCTGAAACATATGCCCAAAGCTCGCAAATGTTTTCCTCGCTCTGAAGTCTTCAACCCCTAACATTCTGCCACCAAATAAAGTCCATCCTAAAGAGAACATAGTATCATCCTGGATACCATGCATCTCCTTCTTTTCAGGACTTCCAAACCATTTAGTATCTGAGTCATGCAAGAAAGCCCCCATCTCCTCAGCAAGTATATCTTCACCTTTAGCTCCAGGTAGCTTTAACGCAGGACATTTAAGTCTACCTTCTTTTACTGACATCAATACTTCTTTAAAGGCAAGCCTCTGCCTGTCATAAGTTGGGAACACCGGTTCAAACTTGATCTCTCTTTCCTCACACCAGTTTTCTACATCCCAGGCACCATACCGTTCTGAGCAGAATGTTTCAACCCCATCAAATTCTTCCTGGGCTGAATCAATTATCTGCTTCACAGTATCTAAACTATGATTATCAACAACCCCAAGATAAAGAACAATGTAAATGTACTTGGGTGCAACATTGTCTATAGAGATACCTAATGCTGGATTAGTTCTGCTACCAGGTAATCCTTTAGCAACAAGTGTGAAGATGGTTCTGGCCAATCCTCTAACTGCATAAGGATCCCCAAAGTCAGCCCCTGATAACAATACCCAGTCCGTATCGAATTTATTACTGAGAGCATCCAAATGTTCATATGTTGCCATTTCACTATTACCAAAATAGTTGTTAAGATCATAAATAGTTGTTACAGGGGTAAAACGCTCCATAATTGCAGCAATATCTTTAGCGGCTACTTCTGCTCCTTTTTGGAAGCCTTTCCCCTTTGTATCTTTCATAGTCAGTATCATACTTTGTTTCTTGGTAAGTAGCTCCGCCATTGCAGTATGGTTAAGTACCTGTCCGTCACAACCAATATATCTCATCTCCTCAATCATTGAATCTGTAAATATCTGGTTGACCCCAGCTGACCACATATTCTTGAAGTATCTTTCAAAATCCCCGAATGGAAATTTAATCTCATAATCTGTTAATTGGTCTTGATCCATGTTCGGGTTCCAGTAATCATCTGGATTTGCATTCTGACTATACCTGTAACTGAAAAAGACTGTCTTGGTCTTTCCAGCTTTAGACTGTACATACAAGTTATATAATAGATGGGTTTTAGCGGATACGGTAGAATCGATGACACCGAGGGCATTTGGTATATTACGAATTGATCCATCAAGCTGGACATAGAATTTTGGGTTCTTCATGTCAAATATTTCAGAGAAGGTGTAACCGTTAATGTTGGAGACAATACCTGAGAAAGAGGAGATTGATCTAACAGTGGATCGAACGGTACCAAATTGATCAACAATCCTCATCTCCTTCTCCCTGATATTTTTCCTACCAATCTCTCGTAGCAACTTGGGACTGTTTAGGATTAAGTCCCGCATAATATCATAATGAACAAACTTGACCTGATCCTTCGAGTTAGCACCGAGGACTATATTCTGCCGAGGCCAATTGAAGAACTTCCATAATTGTATGAGACAAGCAAGCAACGACTTTCCATCTCCACGCATCCAGCATAGAACTATCTGCCTGTAGATAAAGCGGTCATTCTCCATTCGCAATGCTTCTAAGCAAATCTCTTTCTGTGCATCCCACATTGATTGATAAGACTTACCGGTCTTCGGGTTGGCTGTATTCGGTAAGTTGCCCATCGAATAGTAAATAGGTATATCACTACCCTCTGGATATATGGGTACCATTACTTTCTCATCACACCATAATCCGAAACCCCGTCCCCCGTCCCGCCAATTGTCAAGATCCGACATTTCCGGGTTCTCATTCAATGCCACCATTTCATCTATTACTTTCTTCCTTATTCCCAGTTGCATGATCTTTCCCCTTTCACCAACTAAAAATTTGCATCCATCATAACATGATCCACCTACAGCCCGCTGCTCTCAGACAATCCCCTCTTTACAAGTTCGACTCATCACATAGACTGCTCATAGAAAGAGCAGGACCGACGCTCTCCGTTAGCTCTCCGTAGTCTCCTGCATGTCTTTAGTACGTGAGTTCATCACCCGATCATAGAAGTTATTGTTACCCTCCCTCATATTGAGATCACCTGGTCCCTGGTCGAGATTGCCCATCTTCCATCGTATACTCTCCAACCCGGTCTTTTCCCACATCTGCTCAATCCTCATAGCTGTTTCTCGGAGTTCTCGATATATTGGATGGATGCCAATACCTCCACGTGGAGTCATATGAACAACCGACGTCACCCCGAGTTCAGCAATTTTGAGCCGAGCCCACATGGAATACAATGGGATAAGGTGTGATCCAACCTTAAACAATGTGATTTGATCTACATCAGGTAGCTCGCCGAGTATCAACGTAACAACATCTCGAAGGTATATTAGTTGTGTATAGCATTTACCATTACCCAACCTGCTTTTAGTACCTGCATCCTTATGCTCTGCTACTTTAGTAATCGAAAAGTCGCAATATTGAAAGGCGGGACACTCCGCATCCGTGCAATCTTGTACCATGTCCCAAGAATAGAGTTGTTTGCCCTGGCTGGTGTTACCCTTGGTGAGTGACATCCTTTTACCTGAGTTCTGTTTGAAGGATGCAGGTAATGAAGCCCTACGGGGTGGTGATTTGATTTCCGTTGTCATTGGA